CGGCATTTACCTTAGTCCTTACAGTGGCATGCCACATTCACACCGCGGATAAACATAACATCTCAAAGTATTCTCAAGTTAATCTTAGATCAAATTGAGAACACATGGCACTCACATACAGAAGTCCAATTGAAGATGTTATTTCTAGCTTTACTTCATCCGAACAGAGTCTTATAACCACTAAAGCTGTAAGTGCATACAAAGGTAAAGAGGATGAGTTGTTTGATTTCTTCAATTATGCTTTACCCATTAAGGCAAAAGAGAAGCTGATCAACGCCGGCATTTATCTTAGTCCTTACAGTGGTATGSYACATTCACACCCTGTGTGCAAGACTCTTGAAAATTATATGCTATACGTGGTGGCTGCACCACTCTTGGACCAGAGTTTCTATCTGGTTTCTATTAAAAAAAACAAACTGAGTTTGTTGAAGAGACGCTGCAAGTCTCTTGAAACTGTTGAGTACCTGAACAGGTTCGTTACAAGCAAAGATAGAATCAGGTATTCAAATGATTTTGTAGGGGTTGATGCAGAAATGCCATCAACCTCTTACGATGCTTGTGAAAGGAGAAGGAATATAATGTTCCCAAGAAATTTTCAAGGGAAATCYCGGAAACTCTTCTTTCATGATGAAATACATTACTGGTCAAGAAAAGATTTGATTTATATGCTTGAACAGTTTCGACCAGAATGTATACTGGCTACTCTAGTTTGTCCACCCGAAATCTTGGCAGGATCTAAAGAATCCTTAAATAAGTGGTGCTATGAGTACAAGATAGATGGGGGAAAGCTACATTACTACCCTGACGGTGTTCACTCTGAAGGTTACACCCAACCTTTGGACAGCTCTTTCCTGCTCAAAACGAAAAAAATTCAATTAGATGATGGTGAGACTTACTGCGTGGATCTCATACATTCTAAGTTCTCCCATCATTTGATTTCCATTACCAAAGGTGATGCTATCACTGATGATGTTCGAACTTTTGGTAATTTTGACGCAGTATCAGCTGGGCATCTTAAGCCTCTTGGGAGAAATATCGGTCAAGCTTTCCCCATTAGTATTAATGTAATTAGTAAGATCTATAGGTACCTTAGAACTCTCCAAAAACCTGATGTGCAATCTGCCATTGCCAAGTTAGGTCAACTYTTAGTTGATCCAACTGGTTTTGAGATCAAATTCATTGAAGAATTTGCACCCTTGGTAATTGAGACTGGTAAAATGCGCTCAATACTCATGCCTGATCTTTTGAAGATTTTTAAAGCAGACATRTACAGGGTTTTACCAGACTTTTTTGCAAGAATGCTGAAGGAAACAAGTGAAGTGAGTTTGGATAAGTTTATAGCCAATCTGGAAAGTTTCAATTTCCAAGTTAAGCTCATAACTTTAGATTCGAAGATTCCCATTTTTCTTCAATTTCAAGAAGAATTTTCTGRGGAAAGTGCTAGTCATGAACCCCTCATYGATGACACTTTTAATGGCACGATTTCCTACAATCTTAAGAAGATCAAARAGGCAGAAGAACTTGAGAGAAGCAAGTTTTTGGGYAGTAGGCATAGTATTAGGTTAGCTTCWGATCTAGCTGCTAAACTTTTCGCTTTTATTTTTTATCGGAGTTTCTCTGATTCTGATGGTCGGATTAAATCTTGTTGGTCAAAAATTGGCGGTACATATAAGGCCTTACAAAAAAGCAAATTTGGGTTCTTGATGAAGGAAGCAACCTTTCTGGATGCACGCAGCAAGATCGAATGGAGACTAAGGAGCCTTAATTTCCGTTATGGAAAAATCTACTTCTCCGAAAATAATTTAAGGTGGTTTCTTGAAAAAGTAAGGCGTTTCAACCAGAAAAGTCTCTGTAACGCTGAGTGTGGGTTATTGCCTTGTTCAAAAAAAGCTTACACTCAAGTACTAGCCGATATTTGTAAGTTAAGAAAGAAGGAGGACCATAAAAAAATAGATTTGGATGATGGGGAAAAGCAAACTKCAGAAGGGGAACAATGGTACATTGAAGCTGATAATGAGAAATTTGGCGAGGCCATGAAACTTTGCGAAATGGCCTACAATTTTGATGAACACCAGGGTGACCCGTCTTTGGAAACCTTGTCAACCTTTTCAGACATCATTTCTGGAGAGACTCATTCTWGTTTTATTTGTTTTCAGCCTGTGAATAATATAGATCTTTTTGACAAATTCTTTTTCTTTTTAGATTTTACCCAGAATTTTATGGGKGCCTGTTTTGAGGGTTTTAAAATGTACAAATTCTTGCCCAATTCCGTWACATTAAGTGATTGTGCGAATTTAATTTTATGCGAGAATCTTGTGGAGGCTGTCGCTCCTGCAAAAATTTCAGTAGATGAAAGCYCTGCTGAAGGRGAAGTGAGGGAAGAAAAAGAAGCTGAAGTGGAGATAATGGAAACAAACAATTGYGAAGCTGATRGGAATGAACCAACCTTTCTCCCTAGCTGTTTTTTAACTTTGAGTAGCAATAGAGAATATCTTCAAGAATTCAAAGTTGTTAAAACTGTGGGTGATGGGGACTGCTTCTGGCAAAGCTTGGGTTATTTCCTAAACCAGGATGGGCTYGCTCTTAAAAAATACGTTTTTTCGAAGGTTGATACATGCTCAGAAGACAAGGAACTCATGCGTCAGAAAGGCGACAAAGTCTATGCTGAGCAAGAAGCTATAGGACTCGCTGCAAAAGTCCTTCGAATCGACATTAAAATTATATGCCCAGAAATGCCTTTTGATATTAAAGTTATGGGCGAAGAAAGCGAAAATCTTGCTACTCTGCTTCTTTTGAAAGGGCATTATGACATATTGCTACCCAAGGAAGACTGTGCAATCGTGGCAGTCTCTGAAACCCTTAATAGAAGATATCAAGATGTATATAGAGTGCTCAATAGAGAAGAAAATTCATACATTTTGAGGGAAATGGAGGAGGAGAAAGGGGTAAATTTAACCACTTTCGAAAGGATATTATCCTTATTCTCAATCAAGGGTTTCTGCACTGTCGATGGCGAGATAGTTGTACTRAATGATGGTGGCAACTTTGAAGCTTACTACTGCATTTCCGAAGGCCACATATCAAARATAAAGAAGCAAAAATTCTACGACAGCCAAAAACAGTACCCTAAATTGTGCAACAAATTAACTTCCGCAATGTCRAAAGAATTGGAAAAGATAGCGGACATCATTCCTTTCACCCCTTCCAGTRCAAGAGCGACCAAACTCGCACAGAGCTTTCACGAAGGCAGAACGGGGGTTTTATGTTCTGAAATCTTCAATGGCATGAGAAAGAAGGAGGTTAGTCAAATTGTACCGAAAYCTCAGAACCTCAATGTTATTCTAGGAACATTTGGCTCCGGAAAAAGCTCACTTTTCGTCAAGGTGATTCAAAATGAGAGCGAAAAAGCTATAAGTTACGTGAGTCCCAGAAGAAGCTTGGCGGACGAATTTGATAAAAGGGTGAGGAAAAATGGGAAAAGYAAGTATAAAGCTTTCACAGTTTTCACTTTCGAACAGTTTGTCAAGAAAATGACAAGATTGMGGAAAGGGCAAACTGTAATTATCGATGAAATTCAGYTATACCCACCTGGCTATCTAGATCTYGTCTTGATCTGTACGCAGCACTTAGAATTGACTTATTATATCACGGGTGACCCTTGCCAAAGTGATTATGATAGCGAATTGGACAGAGGTTTCTTTCTCGGAGACCCATCCGATATAGATGAGGTACTTAAAGGCAAGGAGTACAGATTCAATGCAATGAGCAAGAGATTCAGGAATAAAAATTTTCAAAAACGCTTGCCTTGCAAGATGAGGGAACTCACTATTGATGATGATTTTATAATACTTGACGGAATGAAGGAATTCGAAGAGCTCGAACTTAAATATAAAAAGGTGATCTTGGTGCCCGGCTTCGAAGATAAGAGAATTTTCTCGTATAATGATTCTTGCGAAGAAGTGCTAACTTTTGGTGAATCCACTGGCAGGAATTTCACTTGGGGCTGTGTTGTAATTACSCACAGTTCCATCCAAGTTTCTGAGAAGAGGTGGATAACTGCTTTAACAAGATTTTCTGATGGTATCTCTCTGCTCAATTTAACGGGTGAAAATAGCGCAAATCTTGAGAAAATTTTTGATGGTAGGGTGCTTAGAAAATTCCTTTTACAAAGCGCCAATATTGAGGATTTTAAGAAAATGCTTCCAGGTTCGCCAATTTTTGTTGAAAATTATGGAGAAAAGCTCGGTAAAAATTTCATGATTAAGGAAGAAAAAGTTAGAGGGGACCCATGGCTCAAGGGAATGCTTGATCTCATGCAAGATGAGGACCAACTAGAGCCTGAGGCTATGGAAATAATAATGCAGAAAGAAAGCTGCAAAACTCATGTACCAAGGAGCAATATCGAGCACATCCGTAGTTTTTTCCTGCAAAAGTTAAAGGCAAAGGAGTACAGGGAGTGCATGTTTAGAAACAATATCACCAATCAATTCACTGATAAATACGAGAAGGGYAATTTCAAAAGGCTAACGAATGCAAGTGAAAGGTTTGAAGCAATTTACCCAAGACATAAAGGTGATGATACTGCAACCTTTTTAATGGCCGTAAAGAAAAGATTAAGATTCTCAAAACCGGCTCAAGAAGTTGCGAAATTCAGAGCAGCAGAACCTTTTGGGGAGTACATGCTTGGGGTATTCCTYAAACATATCAAATTGAATAAGAATCATGAACCCCAAAAAATGGCTGACGCAAAACGAGAATTCGAAGAGAAGAAAACGAGTAAGAGTGCAGCAGTTATTGAGAATCACAGTGGCCGAAGCTGTAGAGACTGGTTAATCGATCTTGGCTTTCTTTTCATTAAAAATCAGCTCTGCACAAAATTCGAGAAACGCTTCGCTGATGCTAAAGCTGCTCAAACGATCCTGTGTTTCCAACATGAGGTACTATGTAGGTTTGCACCCTATGTAAGGTACATTGAGAAAAAATTAAATGATGCTTTGCCTGCGAAGTATTATATACATAGTGGTAAAAATATTGATGATCTCAATGACTGGGTGAAGGACAATGATTTCTCAGGGATTTGCACTGAATCCGATTATGAAGCTTTCGATGCATCACAGGATCATTATATAATGGCTTTTGAAGTTGCGATAATGAAATACCTCGGYTTACCAAGGGACTTAATAAATGACTACATTTTTATCAAAACTCACCTTGGYTCGAAACTAGGGAGTTTTGCGATCATGCGTTTCTCCGGTGAGGCAAGTACTTTTCTTTTTAATACGATGAGCAACATGCTCTTTACTTTTATGAAGTACGAGATCAATGGATCTGAGTCCATATGCTTTGCTGGAGACGATATGTGTGCTTCCAAAAAATTGAGGTTAAGTGATGAACACTCAAGTTACCTTGAAAAACTGAGGTTGAAAGCTAAAGTCTGTTTCACTACCCGACCAACTTTTTGCGGCTGGAGCTTGAATAGACTTGGTATCTTTAAAAAACCGCAACTTGTCTATGAGAGAATGTGTATTGCTATAGAAAAGAACAATTTGCAAAACTGCATAGACAATTATGCCATTGAAGTTTCATATGCTTACCTGATGGGTGAGAACGCTTTGGTACTCATGGATGAAGAAGAGATCCACAATCATTATATGTGTGTACGAACTATTGTCCAGAATAAGAATCTCCTTCGCTCTGACATTTACAAAGTCTTTCAGCAGGCATAGTTATAACTGTAGCTTAGATAATAACTTTTTAAATTGTATATGGATATTGCGTTAAGTTTGATTCGTGAGAAAACTGTTTGTATTAATAATAATTTGAAAGACACTATTGTTGTTAATTGTGTGCCTGGTTTCGGTAAGTCCACTTTAATAAGAGAAATCCTATCAAAAAGCAGAACTTTCAGAGCTTACACTTTTGGTGTTCCAGACCCGAACTCTTTGGATAATCTCAGGATCAGAAGCATTAATGATTTTGTGGCTGAAGAAGGTTGCCATGTTATAATTGACGAATACACTGAAGGGAACTTTACGGCTTTCAAACCGAAAATAATCTTTGGAGATCCTAATCAGACTGGCAGAAAGGTTGAAGTGCAKTGTAATTTCATTGGAACTGAAACCAAACGGTTCGGTAAAAGCACCTGCARATTCTTGAACGCCAGAGGCTATCAGATAAATTCTTCAAGGGAGGATGAGCTTTTGGTAGAATACATCTACAGCGGTGAGCCGATAGGTGTTATTATTGCTGTTGAAGAGGARGTTAAAAAACTTTTGAGAGCACACCATTTAAGTTTCAARGACGAAAAGAGTTCAAGAGGAGAAACCTATGATGAGGTAACTTTTGTGACTTCTGATGCCAAAAGGAATGATTGTGAATATCGATGGAAGTCATACATAGCAACAACTAGACATAGGAATAAGCTCTTGATTCTTAGTGGTGATGCCTTTGACGCCACCTCCTGATCATTCTAACTCCTACTTCGCCATCGCAATCGGTTTGGGCATTGGCCTGTTTGTATTCTTGCTCACTAGGAACACTCTACCTCACACKGGGGACAATATTCATCATTTTCCGCACGGAGGTCGATACAAGGACGGGACCAAAAAGATTGATTATTGCGGACCGAGCAACAAACCTGATTTCTACTCAAACTCTAAAAGCATTCCCTTTTTGGTGGTTCTGGTACTAGTTGCGACAATCCTGTTTCTCTCCAAAGATTTCGCAAACTTTAGAAGAAGGAGAATCTGCTTGATATGTTCCCAAAACTGTCAGCATCCTTCTACTTGACAACGATCCTAACGAGCGTTCTCACTTTCCTGTTATTTTCCGCTTCTCAACCGAATGAGAATAAATGCACTGTGATCATAACGGGTGAATCCATTCGCATTTTGGGCTGTACTTTCAGTGAAGGTTTTCTGGAATATGCTAAAGGCTTGGATGTTCTGAGGGTTTAGGGTTCCTCTTAGGTTTTAAAGCTTAATTTGATAAAGAATGTCTACGTCTGACAAACAGGTACCACCTCCAGAGCAAGAAAATGAGAGGGAGCGTAATAGGAAAATTCTTGAGGAGAGATTGAGGAAAARGGCTGAGGAAACCGTTATCGAAACTGGTTCAGGTGATTCTGATGATGCGCTCGAGGAAAGATTTCGCAAGCTGAAAGAGTATCTGCTGAAGAACATGAGATCCAAGCAKATAGGTAACATTGGCCTCGAAATTGGAAGGCCAGCCTTAGAACCTATGAGCGAAATAAGACCTGACCTTACAAATATCTTCACTATGCCCACAATAGATATTTTGATCAAGAAAGGGTGGAGGCCTTCTTCTACCGCTGTTGCTACTGCTCAGCAATTGATTGAAATTTCAGCAAAATTGCAAGGGCTCGGCGTACCACCGGAATCAATTGCGCCAGTTGTTTGGGACACCGCGATGTATTGTGCAAGTGCTGGTTCTTCGGATAAGATGGATCCACAAGGAACTGTGGAGTTCCCTGGAGGAGCTATTACTAGAGATTCGGTGGTTGCTACAATAAAAGAATACACAACCTTACGAGCCTTCTGCCGTGCCTATGCCCCAATTGTGTGGAATTATATGATCGGGACGAATCAACCTCCTGCGAATTGGCAAGCTAAAGGTTTCAATGAGCAAACAAAATTTGCAGCTTTTGATACATTTGATTACATCAGGAATCCTGCAGCAATCAAACCACTTGAAGGACTGATACGGTCTCCAACAAATGAGGAGATGATTGCTAATGCTACTCATAGGCAGCTTGCTATCGATAGGAACTCAAGGAACGATAGGTTTTCGAATAACTCTCTGGAGGTCACTGGTGGACTGTATGGTTGCAAGGCGAAGAGGACTTTAAGAAATCTGACTTGTGATTAACATGAAGACTTTATGTTATAAAGATACTTTAAATACTGTGGCTTTGTGCTTGTATCGTTTGTGTGTACCTTTGGATATTATATATTTGATCCAAGGGAAAGTTTATACTAATACTCGTTTGTATGAAGTCGCGAGGCAATCATCTATAACTCCCTTTTCTGGAACTTCTAGGAGYGCTATTAAAAGGAGAGCTATGCGTGAGAACCGATGCTATAAGTGTGGGAAGGATTTCCATAAATATAAGTGTAGATCCAATACGACTAGCCAGCAAGAATTTGTAGAGTATTTCAAAGAGGGCCCGACTAGGTTCGACACCGAAAAGGCTCGGACTAATAGCATGATTATACTCTACCATGAGAGGCAGCTTGATCGTATGGAGTTTCATATTAATAAAAGACCTTCAACCTAATGAAAGGCTTAGTTTGGTTTTATCGATAATTTACCAAT